GAAATATTAAAGCTACCAGCTAAAACATGAGATCCCGTATTTGTTTGTACAGCAGCCCAAGCCTTAGCCGACCCATTAGTTACAAAACTAGTAGCTACTGAAGTTGTGCCATCAGTAATCGTATTCTGAAAGTTAGCTAAGTTTTTAGCTCTAGACATATTACTCTCCTAAGAGTGTAGCCAAATCCAATGCTTTAAGTGCGTCAGCATCTGCCGCATTAGCAATACGAGCATCATCTGTAATGTTACGCAGTGTCTCTTTTTTAGTAGCTATTGCATCTGCACCAGAGCCAGCCTCTAAAGCTTTCATGTAGTCAACATCTAAAGCCTCTAAACGTGGCGCACGTTCTGCCCTGAGATTATCCTTGTGGATGTTTCTAGCTGCTGCCATGTCTATTTCAACAACGTTTTCGTTGAATGTCCAAGCACCTCTAAAGGTTCTGTCGCTAGGTACTGTTAGAGAAGATGCATCTCGTACATCTCCATTTATATTTATGTATGTAGTCATTGTGCAATTCTCCATGCGTTTCTAAATGATCGATCACTAGGGATCAGTTCAACAGGTACAATCTTCATGATCGTTCTGTTTCCTTTATAGTCTCTCCATATGCTTGGACAGATATCTTTTTGAATGAGATACTCCACGCTTTGCTCTTCGGTCATGGGACCAATAGGTTCTGCGTATGGGTGTTCTTTTGGCTCTCCATCAGGCACATCTCTGTCACGCTGGTAAGTCTCTATTGGTGGCAGTATCCCACCCTCCAATGCACAAGCCATCCAGTTAGGATCTGGCACTAATACCTTGGCTGGTTCGTCAGGTGTGCTAGGGTCTTCAAACAATACTCTGTACTTAGACTGTACAGGTTTTAGTCTTGTCTTAGCTTCTGCTAGTCTATCCCATAAATGTCCGTGGGTCATGCTAGGTCTCCGTTCATATCAAAAAAATATGTTCCTGTGTCTTCTAGATTTCCAGCGTCACTGTAGTTTAACAAACGTAGTGACCCCGTAGCAAGTTGATCCATTCCTTGTATTTTTGAACCATGTGCTTTTGCAGTAGGAGCATATACTGTGTCAGCCATGCTATTGGTAAAACTGGCTGTGTAATTACCAGTTCCGTTATCAACTACTCCAGAGATTCCGAAACTGCCAGAAATAGCATTTGTTGAAGTGCCTTTATAGTTCATCCAAGCCTTTGCAGACCCATTGGTAATATAAGTAGTCGCTACAGTTGTTGTGCCATCGTTGAGGTTTGAGACTTCTAGTGTACTCATGCTAAGTCTCCTTTAACATCCCAACACACAATAGCATTATCAAAAAATTGACTTTGGGTTGATGTTTGTAAAACAGTAACAAGCCTAGAAGAACTAGTAGTAAAAGCTACATTTGGCAAATGTCTTGATGGCGCAACTATACCAGCATTTGCATCAGGTGAACCGTCAGCATATGAAGAACTACCACCCCCACAATAATCATCATTAGCGAAATTGTTTGTATAATTTACAGAATAATCACCAGTTGAATTATCAGTTAAGCTCGCGACGTTATGGCTGTCACGAGCAGCAATAGTCCCTGAACCATTAAAATTTACCCACGCTTTAGAATGTCCTTGGTTTATATTAGCAAACGTAGAAGTCGTACCACCACCATCAGTGAGATTAGTAGCTGTGAGATTGGTGACTGTTAGAGTACTGCTCATGCTAGGTCTCCGTGGATTGATGCACAATTATATTTTCTATCAGACCTAGTGACACTGGATGAATTAATTAAAAAAGCAACAACCTGAACACCTGAAGTAGTAAAAGAATCGCCAGTAGTTAAAGTGTAACTTGTAGAACCTGCAGCACCATTTGAACCAGTAGAAGAAATTGTATAATTTACATTAGCCATATTATTTGACCAATTAAGTGTAAAATCTCCAGTTCCATTATCTGTAACAGAACTTACATTATTACTTCCATCTGTAACAGGAGAACCAGTAGATGAATTAAATCTTATCCAAGCAGCAGCAACACCTGACACTGCACGACTAGCTGTCTCACCTGTAGCTTGGATGTTGGTGACCTTTAGAGTACTCATGCTAGGTCTCCGTGTGCTGAAGTTGTCATAGTAGTTCTATCAGCAGCATTTGTGCTTCCAGCATTATTTGCAACATATCTTAAAATAACATGAATCCTATTTGCTTCATAAGAGCCAGCAGTAGAAGTATTTGCAAAACCCCAAACATCAGTGCCATTACCAGCAGTAGAGTTAGAAACGTGATAAGCTTCACTAGCCATATTATTAGCAAAATTTACATAATAGTTTGCTGTTGAATTGTCTGTAAGACTACTAACATTAAGAGAGTCTCTAATTGCTATAGTGCCAGTTCCATTGAAGTTAACCCAACTCTTTGCAGCACTCTGCTTAGTCAAAGCAATAGGGCCGTTACCTGTCTCGTCACTAATTGTTGTTGCTCGTATCTCAGACAATGCTCAAGTTCCCCCCTGTTGTGACAGTAAGAGTAACACCACTAGCTACAGTCAAAGGGCCACCAGCTATAGCATTCTCAGTAGCGTCTATGGTTACATCAGTGTTTAGCTCTTGCTCATGCACCCTGAATATATCAGCACCGCCAGTACCAAACGTACCTCGATCACCTTTAAACTTGCCACCACCCATGTTTGAGGCAGTATCATCAGCAGTAAAAGCTATAACGTGAAGAAGGTCTCCAACAGCAGCACCAGTAGTCAATACAACCTCACTACCATTTGTAGCTGTGTAGTCAGTGCCATCTATTATTTTAACACCATTTAGAAACACATCAATAAAACCTACAGTATACCCAGCAGTACCAAAGGTTGTTTGAGAAGCAGTCGCTGTGAACGTCTGTCTTCGTTGAGTAGCTTGGGGTGCTGGTACTGTGCCTATATATCCTGCCATCTGTTTACCTTATTGCTGTAATAGTTAAAGTCGGCATTATAAACATATCAGCCCCACTACCATCCCAATGCGTAGATAAATGTAAATTTGCATCAGCCGTACTGCTGTAGTCTCTTGCTTCCATTTTTAAAGTTTTTGCAGAAGTCCATGAAGCTAATCTTCCAGTGTTAGTATTTGGAGTTCCACCTATATGAATAGGCCAAGTTAAAAACGTCATAGTATCTAATTGGTCTCCACTTAATTGTTTTCTGGCATACACAACTTCATCACTATCAATATAAAATCGAAAAGAACTATAAACTGCGGTATCTCTGCGAGATTGATGAAAATTAAAATTGTATATTACAGATGAAGTTCCTGAAGGTGGTGTATATGCTATACTAGAGCCAGTAACATCAGCGTATGATGTCGATAAAACTTGAGCGGCGGTAACATTTTCAAATGTATAGTTACCGCTTCCAACTGAAACAGTTGAGCCATCACAAGGACTAGATAAAACTTCTAATATTTGTCCCCCACCTAAATTAACAGGGCCAGCACCAGTCTTTCTTTGTATTTCATCAACTTTTATTATGGAGGTCATGACCACTCCTCTATAGGTGCATCAGGCCAAGTTGGATTATCTGGGTTATTTTTTCTAATAGTTCTTATGCTTGCTCTATAGGCAGCAAAAGCTGCTACACAATCAGATGTTAATCCACTGTCTGATAATTGTGTCCAATCTGTTGCAACCAGAATAGCCTCTGCCGTTGACTCGTTAAAAACAGAACCAGCTGGATTTGTTATAGATATGTTCTTATAATTTGCCATATTAACCCACTAAATAACCTGAAAATGTGAGATAAACATCAGTTTGATCGCTGTAGACATATTGACCGCCTACATCGAGTCTTACCACATCATTAGCAGCTAAAGAAACCATGCTTGAAAATGATGCATTAGGGTAACTAGCTGTGCTTACAAACAACATATATGTCCTTGCAAGGTCTGTACTTGTAGTTTCATTAATAAGAGTAGCATATACAGACGAATTAGCGGCTAAAACAGTTCCAGCAGAATTAACGCCAAAACCTGCAAAATTAAATTGATATAAACCAGCAATAGGGGCTGTAAATTTACCTGTTGATGTGTTGTAGTGGTTGCCTATGTTAATTCTAGTTCCATTAAAAACAATAGTACCAGTGAGAGCTTCTACTCCAGAACTATCTCTATATGCGCTAAAAGCTGGCCTAGCTGGAGTAGCTACAACACCATTAGTATCAATGGTCATAGCTGAAGTCCCAGTTTGATTGCTAATGTTATCTACAAATACAGTACTCATAGTATAGTCAAAGTCCCTGTGACTGTTACGTCAGCATTTATTGTTACTGGCCCAATCACTGCTGCATTTCTGCCTGACAGAATGACAACATCCTCGTCAATTGAGTCATCGTTGGTTAACACCCCATCAAAAGTAACGTCACCTGTTACTGTAATGCTGTCAGTGTTTGAGACTGAAGTAACTGCACGACTACCAATGTATCCAGCCATTATGTTTGCTCCAATACGCTAACCAGTACGTCAACGCTTTCATCAACGTCACTCTCAATTGTGATAGTGTTACCTTGTTGTAATATTACTTTCCCGTCAAGGACTGACAAGGCCGAACCACTTGGAATAACTGCATCTTTAATCATGTGAACATAAGCGGCCTTGACAGAAGCTTTTACTTGAGCGGTATGCACATTGGCTAAGTTACATCCAATCACCACTGAAGTTGTACCCTCTGGCACAGTGTAAACAGTTTCTTCAGACTTACCGACTGAAGACGCTGTGTAGTTTTTAAATGTATTAGCCATATGTGCTTACCTCTTACTTAGATGTCATCTATTAATGCACAAACAACACATTCTACTGTAGATGCAGATGATATAGCGTGAATGTCGCCAACAAGTGCGTTTGGTAAACGAGCAGCAAAACTCTCATTAGGCCCTAACACAATTGCATCTGCTGTTGTTGACGTTACCGTACCAGCGTCAAATACAACATAAATTGAACCATTGTTGCCATCAACATTCTTGATATACAAAAACTTAACTAAATCAGTCGCCGCAGCGATTGTGTCTGGAGCCGTTGAACTATCCACTGCGGTGTAGTCAATAAAACTTCCAGTCATTAAGTCAGAACTTGTATTATCAACAGATGATAATTTGTAATACCACTTTTCAGTAGCATCATCAGGTGTGACAGTCATAGTCGCTGAGAATGTTTTTGCAATCTCATCTGGAAGGACTGTAACTTCCATTGTAGCTTTCGCTGCGTCAGCCATGATTTTCTCCTTTTCGTTTAACCCAAGGCTATAGCAAAGGCCAATGCCTCTCCTGCCCTATCGACATCGAGGTTGACCCTAGTTTGTTCTGCATCTGTCACGCTTAACGCTCCAGTTACAGTTACATCACCAACAGAATTAATACCGCCACCTGACGTTATCGCACCCGTTGACGTTATAGCCCCACCAGAGATGGAACCATTTGCTGTTACGCTATCAGAGGTAATACCCCCAGTAACCGTAACATCTGCACTAGACGTAAGCCCAGCACAGGAAATCGCGCCGCTTGCCGTAATTAAACCAGTTACAACAGAGCCAGACGTTATTTGATTTGTAATCGCAAGACTGTCAGCAGCAAGCTCACCAGAAACCGTCAAGCTCGCTGTCGTAAAACCACCAGTAACAGTTAAATCACCATTAACAGTAACACCGTCTGTCGTTGTTTCTAACTTCTTGCTATTGTTAAAAAATAACTCAACTGCGCCATTTTCATCCATCGTAATAAATGTTGGACTTGATGGATCAACAGCGCCTAACGTAATGTTATCACCACGAATATATAACTCGCCAGTGTTATTTTTTATGTAACCATCGTTGCCAGTTGTTGTGTGATAAATCTGTAAATCAGTGCTATTACCAAAGTTTACAATGGCGTCATCATTAATTGTTCCACCGCTAGAACCTAACTTCGTTGCCAATTCTGTATTAAGATTGTCAAAGTTGGCGTCAACTTCATCATGTGTTAGCGGAGCGCCCTTGACTGCACGTTTTACAATAGTTGCCATTTTAAAATGCCTCTATTTTCATGCTAATACCGGAGCCGCTATTTTTAGCTCTTTGACTTTCCTGATTAGCACCTTCAACTGCGTTTTGATATAAACTAGCCCAAACTTGAATGCGAGGATCTTCCTGTAAGTATGGAGCTGAGTGGCTTAATGAACCATATAAATAAATATCAGGGTGATTGGTTAAAATATCATTTGTAGTTACACTGGCGCTTAAAGATGGAACTTTTGCATAATAATACATTTCCAAACCAAAATCTGCATTTGGCGTTGGGAATAACTCTATTTCGTTTTGTGTAAGAGCATAAAATAATGGTCTATTTGCCGCGTCTTCTGTAGAAGCTCTTTTCTTTTGCATCTCATAAGAACCTAAGAGCTCAAGAGGATTATGGTTAGTGCCCTCTATATGTAATCTTATAGGCTCTACAAAATCAGTGGGTAAAACACTATACCTTGTATTAACAGTTGCTGAGGCTCTGTTTTCCATAAGTCTGTGTCGCAAATTTCTATTAATATCTGCTTCAGCTAAACTTATAAATGTTGGAATAACTGAAGTTAAATCACTTCTGTTAAGAAAATCGGCGATTGCGTCTTTTAGCTCAGTGTAGTTCGATATACTCACAGTGTGCCTGCCCTTGTCCTAAAAACTCTATTATCGCCATCATTTAACCACTTACGTAAAGCCTTAGGAT